CCTTCTATATCGTGGATTCGAGCTACTGTTGACCCACGCCAATTCAACATAAATGCTTGTTGCGCTGCTGTGAACTTTGCCTTGTCATCTGACTTTATTTCAACAAGTGCGGTCTTTTGGTTTTTACCCACCACAAGATCAGGGAATCCGCCAGCAACCCTTGACGTATCAAATACAGAACAGCCAAGCTCTCGTAACGTCTTAACGATAAACGAATGATTAGCATCAACTTTTCTAGCATAGGTCATTGAAATGTAATAAATTAAAGGTTAGTATCTAAACACTTTACACCAAAAGGGGATCAAATGGCTCAAAAACCATTGTCGCATGAAGATATGCAAGAAGCGGTAAATGCTTTTGCAAAGACTGGTAATAAACGAAAATCAGCCGAACTTCTTAATCTTCCTGAAGGCACTTTTAATTCAAGGTATAGAGCTGCAATATTGGCTGGAATTAAGCCCACAGTCGAAGTGTTTAATAAAGATTTAAACGAGCTAAATGATGCTAGAAATAAAATTCGCCAGCTAGAGGCTACGATCCACGCCCATGAAGAAAATACATTAACTGCCGAATATATCAAAACCACCATTCTAAAGATGTCAAAGAAGGTGGTATCTCCACCTAATTGGCTTATTAAACCTACTAAAGGCAAAAGAAGCGCAGGCGTTCCTACCCTTTTTGCATCAGATTGGCATTGGGGCGAGGTAGTTGACCCAAATCAAATTAATGGCGTAAATGAATACAACGTAGCGATTGCACAAGATCGTGCAAGAGTCATGATTGAAAAGACCATTGATTTACTTAAAAACCATGTAGCTTTATCTGATTATCCTGGCATTGTATTTGTGTTAGGTGGCGATATGGTTTCTGGTGACATTCATGAAGAACTGATGGCTACAAACTCTATGGAAATTATGCCTACAGTTATAGACTTATTCGGTGTATTGACTTGGTGTATTGAAACTTTAGCCGATGAGTTTGGAAATGTCTTTGTTCCGTGCGTAAGTGGTAATCATGGGCGCAATACGCACAAAATTAGGGCAAAAGGCAGGAACTTCACATCCTTTGATTGGTTACTCTATCAGTTTCTATCAAAGAGGTTTGAAAATGATTCTCGCATCCAATTTCATATTCCTGACGGCTCAGATGCCTATTATTCAATCTACGGACACAAATATTTACTTACACATGGGGATCAATTTCGTGGGGGTGATGGTGTCATTGGCGCTTTAGGCCCAATCATTCGTGGAGATCATCGTAAACGCTCCAGAAACGCTCAGATTGATATGGAATACGACACAATGATCTTAGGTCATTGGCATCAATTAATCCAGCTAGAACGCCTTATTGTAAATGGTAGTCTTAAAGGTTACGATGAGTATGCTTATGCCAATAACTTTGGCTTTGAGCCACCACGCCAGGCATTATGGATTACCCATCCTGAACATGGTTTAACATTTAGTATGCCTGTGTATGTTGAAAGAAAACAAAAGCAGCTTAACAAAGAATGGATTACTTGGAAATGAAACTGAGTCCTGCCATATTAAAGAATTTATATTCTGCATTAATGCTATGTGAGCCACTAAATAAGTGGAATTTGCCTTTGCCAGAAGAAATTAAATTTGTTGTTGATTCAGACCCCGAATCTATGGGAACGTACCTATACGATGATGGGGGAGATTACGAACACATCATTACAATTTCTGATGCTCGTTGTGGCTGGTTGACAACAGTAATTTCAACATTACTCCATGAGTGTATCCACATGAGTCGTAGTGGAACAATCACCGATGCTTGGACTAAACACGATGCCACATTTAGACGTAGAGCATCTAAGGTTGCAGAGCTGGGTTTTGACCCACTAGAGCTATAACTTCTTCGAGGAGTTCCTCTTCGCTCGTTTCAAAGGTGGACTCAAATTTTCGTCTACCCAATCCGTGAATACCAGTATTTGATCCTCGATGGTGGGCGGTACACAAACCAATGACAGGTGCTTGATTGCGAGGTATGTTACCTCGTCTAATATGGTGCAATTCGCATCCAACGTCTTGCGTTTCGTATCCCAACCTTTTGCATAAGATGCAGCCAAGTCGTGCCACTTTTGCATAGTATTGTTTTTCTGCTTTAGTGGACACTTTTCGTGCTAGTCCAATCTTCTAACTCTTGCGCTGATTCTGTTATAGAACAAGCAATTAAATAGGCTTGTGAATATTTACCTTTAAGTACCGCTTCGTGATAGTGTTTGATGAATGAGTTAAGTTTAAGAATAATGTCTGCATAATCGTTCATTTCGTTAATCTTTCTATTGATCGGTTGCTAGCTTGTTCTGTGCGCCAGATTTCTACTCTAAGTTTTGCTGCTTCAAGTTTCCATTTTAACGCTTCTGCGTTTTCTGTAGCCACTCCAATGGCTTTACATAAATTCTGATAAGCCTCTGAGCGATACGCTTCTCTTTCTTGCGCCCCAAGACTTTGCTCCGATGATTCAGACATTTTAATAGCTTTAAGGCTTGACTTAAATGCCTCAAGCTCCGCAAGTTCACCCTTCGCTTTTGCATACGCAGGCGCAGTTTTAAAAATGAAGTCAATCGCATCGTTTGGATCATAATCTTTCATTTATTCTTTCCCCTATCCATCGCATTACTGGCACAGCCATAGAATTTCCAAGAGCTTTATATCTTACACCGCTTGGACAGTTTTCTTTAATATTTGTGTAGTTGTCAGGAAAGCCTTGTAGTCTTTCACATTCAACTTCTGTAAGCCTACGAACTGCCATGTTTTGTATAGCTACTGCTTCCACAGGTGTTCCGTTACTACGCCATCCGCTACCTGGATTAGCTCTTAATGTTCCGCTAATATCAGATGAGCCAATAGCTAATGGAACATTGTTGCCACCAGTTCCCCATCTAGCAGTAACAGTAGGGCTTATTTCAATTTCTTTGATTCTGCTATCTGTGCCATGATTTTCATAAGCAACTGCATGGCGGCTGACTGTATCTAGCGTATTCATAGGGTCACCAGATTTTCCGATGCCTAAACCATTTCCCTTTCCATCGTTATTTCTGTTTGCTCCACCACCTTTATATTGAGTCGCTTGAGCATGAATTGGAATGGGTTGCATTACAAATAATGGCGCACCAGAATTTATATGTTGATTTTCTAAACCAAGTTTTTCGCCAAATGAAGCATTTAATGTATTTGCTTTATCAGCAGGCCATTGAACAACTACAGCGTTACCTTCACTTCTTGCTGGGTTGTAGCTACTGTGGCTTGAAGGGCTTTTTGTAATGCAATTGGCAATATCTTTTTTCTCGCTTCTGCCCTTCTTAATATCCCTTCGCAGGCTTTCGGACTCAAATAATACTTCTGCGGCAGATTGCCAACTTCCAAAACATCCGACAACAAACACTCGTCTGCGTCTTTGGGCGACTCCAAAGTATTGAGCATCAAGCACCCTGTATGCGAACCCATACCCGAGTTGAGCCAACGCCCCGAGGAAGGCTCCAAAATCCCTTCCTTCGCCTGAACTAAGGACACCTGGCACGTTTTCCCAAATGCACCACTTGGGTCTAAACTTGTCAAGAATTCCAACATAGGTAAGGGCAAGATTTCCTCTTGGGTCTTCAAGTCCTTTTCTAAGACCTGCAACGCTAAATGATTGGCATGGAGTTCCTCCGACCAAAAGTCCAACTGAGTCATTGATGTTCCATTCTTTGTATTTAGTCATATCACCATAATTGGTGACGTGTGGGTAATGATGTGCAAGCACTTGACTAGGAAATTTCTCAATCTCGCTAAATCCTACAGGTTTCCAACCCATGTGATGCCACGCAACTGTGGCAGCTTCAATTCCAGAACAAACAGATAGATAGTTCATTTAAGCGCAAGCCATAATCCAATTTGACTAAACGCATAGCCTAACCAAATAATTGCGTTAGGAAATGCACCCTTGCGTAATTGCAATACGCCTACCATCAAATATCCAAGCCCTGTTGCTGCGATAATGGTTTTTTCCAACATTTGTATTCCCCCCTGTTTCCTAATTGATACTGAATAGCATAGTCTTGCAATAATACTTGAGGCAATTTCTTGCTCGATATGTATTGTCTAAACTTTGCTAATCCCCATTGCGCTCGCCATTTACACAGTTGTCTGACGGCTGATTTGTGCCGAAATTCGTTGTCGTAATTGGTAGAATGATTCTCCAGCATAAGGCGTTATTCCTAATTCTCTTGCTTTAGCTAGAGTTAAATCATCCGATGAGAACCACGGCAACTGTGGTTTTTTTACAGTTTCTGTTAGATCAATTTCATCTTCCCATCGCCCTTGATTTAGCCAGGTGGCGGGATGAGGAATAAACTCTTTTGAAGTTTCTTTGAGCTTCCAATATTTTAAATGATTTGATATGGCATCAAGAGCTTCTTTTTGCTCTAACTCGCTTAACCGATTCCAGCTTGACTGCGCTGCTCTTTTTGCTACTTTTCTTGGGTACAGATCCCAAAACGCTTGAAACATGAAACATCTCCCCGTTACGTTCCATCATTATAGCTTCTACCAAAGTGCAAGTCAGTCCTTGTTGGACAAGAAAATGCAAGCCTTCCCTGTCGTAATGCACATGGACTTCGGCTGATCCATCTTTGTTTTCTTTAATTTTCTTAATTAAAATTTCCATTAATGTTTGCCTTCAAAAGCAGCAGGCCCAAGCGCATGAATAAGTTGTTTATTAGCCTCTAGCTCACGCCTAGCAAATAAAAGTTGTTCTCGCAATGATTTAATTTCCATGTCTGCTACTCGTAACATATCAATGAGCATAGACTCCCGTGTTTGAGTGTCAGCGTTGACAAACTCTTTAGCACTTACCATATCTTCAATCATAGTTCCCCCTAGTTATTATACAAAACCACTTAAAGTATATATAAAACCTTCCTTGCCCTTCTGGTGAGCGAACCTAGCCTACCTAAGTTCGCCTTCAATTCTGCCCATCCGGAGCCACAGAACCCGCCAGTCGTTCGATGCACAGGCACTAGCTTCGCCACCTGTATTGCGCTATTTCAGCATCTTCCCTCTAGTAACGCTACAACCCTTTGATCGCTACGATGTCGTTAGAGCCGCCAATCAAAGAAATAACATCTTACAACAATTTTAAGACTTTGCAATATCCTGCTCTGCCATATAACAAAAAATACTGCACTCAATGTCAGGTTCTTTAGGATAATTGCCATCTGTAGGCTTTAGTTCATCCAAATATCTGTCTTTAAATACAGTTTGTTTTTTAAATCTTTCTAACTTTGCCATGCGGTCAAAATGCTCTGGAAAATCAATTTTAATCTTATTCCAATAGCCCATACCGCCTTTGACACATCCTATGCAATTATTGTTATGGTATCCAAGTTTATACATCGCTGGAAGCTCAATGTTGGCATTTTTAAGCATAGCCAAGCAATCTTCTTTTCCTAAGCCTTTGTCAATCAATGGAGTCCAAATATCAACATCATTATTAGCGTCTATAAAGCGATCTAAGCGGGCTTGCTCCTCTGCGGTATAGCCAAACACTTGACGATCTGTAAGTTGCTCAAAACGCTGTCTAATGCGTTTTTTAAGCTCTCTTGTGCAAGGTGCGCCTTTTGGTGTGCGAATAAAGTTTTTTTCAAATACTTTGTAAATTGAACGCTCGTATTTGTCATTGCCCAATATTTCTATTTTTTGCCCAAACCATTCCTCGCAATCTGCTAAAAATCGCTTATTGTCAGGGTGTTCTTCTTTGACTTCGGTATAAGCAATAATAAGTGGCAATTTGCCAGCATTTTCGGCAATCGCTAACTTGGTAGCTACCGCACTTGCAGCCCCACAACTAAACCAGCAAACTATTCTCATTGAAGTTCGGGCCATATAAGATGCCAGGACTGAGGAAACAAGTCCTTGCGTGTAATTAAACCATGCGACTCCCTTTCAAGAGTTGCCCCTAAAAATGCGTATTGAGATGCTGGAATGTTGTTTTTTCGCCACAAACTAACTGCTGCTGGGCTTACCCCTGTTAATTTGGCTACTTTGGCAGTTCCCCCAAGCAAATCAATTATTGCTGAATCCGTAAGTTTTAGTCCCATTTAGCAATCTTACAACATAAGTAATTATTTTTGCAAAGGTATTGCAAAGTCCTGAATATTGCTTAATAATGGAGATATAGCAACTTCGCTATGTCATTTAAGGGGAATTTAAATGGATGAGTTGTATCAAGTTATGACCGAAATGGAGCAACGCTTGGAAATAGCGTTAGATAACATGGAATACGGCACAGAATTGTCGCAAGATGATGTGGATGTTATTCGTGCTGCTTGTGGAAAACCAAACAACAAGCGTAATAATCTATTGCAATCCGTGTTTGAAGATTTTGGTAAGGTCTTTGG